ACAATAGGCGGTAAAGCGCTTCGGGAAGTACGGCAGACCATAAAAGGAGTATTGCAAGAGCAAGGAATAGCCGCATTAGTTGACAAGGGCGGCAATACTTGGGAGCTTGACCGATACGCCGACATGCTATTTCGAACGAAATTAGTAGAAGCCCGCAACCGTGGACTAGCTAACAGAATGGTAGAAAATGACTACGATTTAGTACAAGTCAGTAACCACGGAAGCTCGCATAGGGAGTGCGCCGTATGGGAAGGCAAGATACTAAGTGCTACCGGCAATACGCCCGGCTATCCTACGGTCGCAGATGCAGAGCGAGCCGGACTATTTCACCCCAATTGCCAACACGCAATAAATATTCTCATACCTTCACTTGCAAGACGTACTAGGGCATACGACCCAACAACCGGCACACTTAGCCCAGAAGAAGCGGGACTAGAAGAATTAGCACGCCCAAGCAAAAAGGAAACGTATACCGCATATAGGGGTACCGGGAATAAACTAAATATAAGTCGAGGATTTGACGCATACGGCAAGGGAACGTATTATAGTTTGGATAAGTCATACGCCCAGACTTTCGGAAAAACTAAAGAAAGCAAAATACAACTTGAAAACCCGCTTATTATCAAAAGTCAACAAGGGCTAGAGGATAATACAAAACAAATGATAGTCGATGGGTATAGCGATCTTGGCAAGTGGGCGAAATCAAAAGGCCACGATGCAATTATCGATACCCAAGTCGATATTTTACTACGCTTGTAATATGTCATTGACATAGCCCTAGTAAAACGTATACAATAAAGTATTAACAATTGCCGTTTATAATAGTGGACTTACCACGTTAAAAAACGAATTATAAAATATGGCAGATGAAAAAGGCACCAAAGGTGCAGAAAATAAAGGTACTGGCGACGGGAACGACCCGGATAAAAACGGTAACGCCAATACGACAGCGTTTGATTCTACAAAGCTAGGCGATGAGGACTTTCAAAAAGTCTTTGAAGACCCTAGATTATTCAATCACCCACGCTTTAAGAGCTTAAACGAAAGAGCAAAACAAGCCGACGCACTCAAATTACAACAAGACGAAGCGCAGAAAAAAGCGCTTGCAGAGCAAGGAAAATGGAAAGAGTTAGCAGAGCAAAGAGAAAAAGAGGCAGGAGAAGCCAAGACACAGTTACAGACGCAAAAAACTGATAACAAAATCTTAGCAGAAGCGGCAAAGCTCGGAGTAGTTGACGCAGAGGCAGTATTGAAACTAATTGACAGATCGAATATTACGGTAGATGATAACGGAGTAAGCGGAGTATCCGAAGCAATCAAAACGTTATTGGAAACAAAGCCATATTTGAAGGGGAAAGCCCCAGACATAAAAATAGGCGATGGAACCAATCCCGGCGACGGAAATAACCCGAAAATAAAATTTAAGCTTTCACAACTTAAAGACGCCGCATTTTACCGAGCAAACGAAAAAGAAATACTGGAAGCGATGAAGAATAACCAGATAGAAAACGATGTCAATTGATTTTCAACCCCTGTAGTTTAAGCTTATATTTGCAAAAATCAGTTATAAGTAACATGATGGTTAGGGGGTGAAATAAAACATGACAGAATTAGTATTGAATGACACAACAAACGCGGTATTTATTCCTACGATTATCGCAAATAAGGCACTTGGAAGATTCCCTTCTTATCTTGAACTCGCTAAAACTATTTCACGTGATAGTGAATGGGAAACAGCGTCAGTCGGTAAGACAATCCAAGTGACAAAAACTGGCGCACTTGTCGCAAACGACAAAACGGCCGGTAATGTCTTCACTAAGCAAGCCCCTACCGGAACAAAAGTTGATATAACATTGAATTATCACAAAGAGGTAACAATCGCAATCGACGATGTAACGGCAGTATTGGAGCAAGTGAAAACGCAGGATAAATACGCAAACGATGCCGCTATCGCACTCGCGGAAGCAGTCGAAACGGTAATCGCACAACTCCATCCTTCAATCGATAACACCGTCACTTTTGACGCCACAAGTGCGACGACAATTGACGCCTCGATGCTTAATATTCGAAAATATTTTACCGATCAAAAAGTACCAAAATCAGAACAGCGCTACTTATATGTAGATGGCACTATGTTTAATGATTTGCTTGGTACCGATAAATATTCACGATATGACGCTCGCGGAGATGGAAAATCGATCGAAAATGGACAAGTAATACGAACTTATGGTATTGAGATTCGAGAAAGTCAGCTAATACAGGTATCCGGGTCACCAGTTGCTTATCACAACTTGGCATACACTCGCGATGCTTTTATGTTAGCTTCTCGACCATTGCCAGCAGTTGCGGCAGGACTTGGGACTATATCGGGAATCGTCAACGACCCCGACGTCCAATTGTCGCTTAGAACGCTTTTTGGCTATGATCGCGACCTCGGCGCACACGTTCTTACATTGGATTTACTCTTTGGAGTAGGCATTGTAGACCAACGCAGAGTTGTAGAAGTAGAAAGCTTCTAATTGTATTTGAAATACAAATAAGGCGGGTAGCAATACTCGCCTTTTTGTATGGACAAAAGAACTAAGGTATTGTAATATGATAGTAATAATATGCCATATTTACTAAACCCCGCCGGCAGAATGGTAGCGCTTGACGAACAGCAATACAATAAGTATTTAGGTATGCCGGGCTTTATAAAACCAACCACAGAACAAGTAATAGAATACGAAACGGCACGCACTAAAAGGATTTTGCAAATGAAGCAAAAAGACCCGGAGAAAAATAGCATTTACTTTGTAACGGTATCAAGAGGCGGTACAAATGGCTATAGCGTATGCGCCGATCAAATAATCAAGGAGCTTCGTAATTTAGATGTACCATTGTACACCGAGCCAAAAGACCATAAAATAGCTTTTCTATTTCATGTACCATATTCCTTACTTCAACTTAACGCGCCGTACAAAATACTTTATACGATGTTTGAAAGCGACCGTATCCCGGACGACTGGATAGACTACCTAAATGCGGCCAATAAAGTAATTGTACCGAGCAAGTTTTGTCAACAGACATTTAGCAGATCGGGTATAAAATCGGAAGTAGTACCGCTTGGGTACGACGACAGTATATTTACCTATCAGGAACGCAGAAAGCGAAAAGTATTTACATTCCTACATTACGACGCTTTCAATATTCGAAAGGGATTTACCGAAGTATTCAAGGCGTTTAACCAAGAATTTAAGCCCGACGAACCGGTACAAATGGTGTTTAAGACTATAAAAAACGCCGCACCATTCCCGATCAGTAAGTCGCAATACCCAAATATCGACGTAATATATGGCAAAAAGAGTACAAAAGAACTATTAGACATACTAAAATCGTCCGATGCTTTTGTATTCCCTTCCCGGGGTGAAGGCTTCGGTATGACGCCACTTGAAGCAATGGCCACCGGATTACCTACCATTGTCCCCAACGCCCACGGTATCGCTGAATATTTCAATAGCGATTTGATGTACGAAGTCAAAGTAAAAGAAACATGCCCGGCGCTTTATAATCGCTACAAAGGGCAAAACGTCGGCAATATGGTAATTTGTGACGTAGACGACCTCGCACGACAGATGCGCTATATTTATGAACACCAAAAAGAGGCCGCAGAAAAAGGAAAGGCCGCCGCCGAATATGTCAAGCAATGGACTTTCAAGAATACAGCAAGTAAGCTAAAAGTAATACTAGACGGCGTACTGAATAGACCAATCGAACAAAAACCAGTTACAAACGTACTACCATTAGAACGCGTTAGGGGGTGAGAATATATGACAAAGAAACAAGAAAAAAAAGAAGTAGTCGCAAAAATGCAATACCGCTATATTTGTCCTAAATGCACAAATACAGCAATCGAAACAAGTAATAAAATGCTTGGGGTCGATGTTGACTGTAAGAGTTGCGCAAATAGAATAACATTAGACAACGAAAAAAATTACGCTAAAAAATGAAAATAAAGTTTTGCGGGTCGGCGCGGGATTATTCCGGGTACGGCGAAGCGAATAGACACGATATAGGCGCTTTGGTGGCGGGTGGCATTGAACTTACTACCGAACTACCGAGCTTTTGTTTAGAAATAACCGACTTTGGAAAGCTCGGGCGCCTTGCTATGGAATTAGAGGGTAGGCCACTTGGGTACAAAATAAAAATACTTCACTTAACCCCGAATTTATACAAAACCTACATAGAGGAAGGGAAGTACAATATTGGTCGTATATTTTGGGAAACCGACAGACTACCCTTGGACTTTGCGGCTTCGGCCGAACTGCTTGATGAGATATGGACAGGGTCGGAATTTAACGCAGAGGCAATCAGAAAAGCCGGAGTAACCAAACCAATATATATCATCCCGGAAGCAATAGACGGTAGTATAGACATCGAGAGTATAGAGCCGTATATCATACCAAACAGAGAAGACTATAAATTTTATTCAATATTTGAATGGACAGAACGCAAAAATCCTTTTGCACTTCTTGCCGCATTTTGGCAAGAGTTTAAGGACACCGAAGGGGTAAGTCTTACTATAAAAACATACGTAGACAATTTTACGCCGGGCAAAAAGCTAATAATAGATCAGTATATACGGCGCATGCAAAAACAATTAAACCTAAAACGATATGCTCCGGTATATTTATACCGAGGACTAATGGAGCGCGACCAAATATACCGATTCCATAAGTCTTTCGATTGTTTTGTATCAGCGCACCGGGGCGAAGGATGGGGAATACCACAAATGGAAGCGCTACTACTTGAAAAGCCAATCATAAGTACAAACCTTGGCGGTATCCATGAGTACCTAAAAGATGGTGCAGACGCTATGCTTATTCCCTACACTTTTGCGCCGGTGGATAATTCACGTAACAAAACTTGGTACGCCGCGAATCAACAATGGGGCGAAATAGACCAAGCGAAATTACGAGAAGCCATGCGATGGAGTTTTGACAATCAGGCCAAGGCTAAAAACATAGGAAAAGAAGGCAGAAAAACAATACTTAAACGATTTGACTTGCCGGTAGTCGGTAAAACGATGGCAGAGCGACTACAAAAAATACACTTACAATTGCAACCAAAAAATGAAAGAACATAATTTTATAGTCTTAAAAGATCACAAATATAAAGTACGCCCCGGTATGACGTATTGGATATGCAACCAATGCGATACCGTCGTCGTTTTTGACAGTATACTAAGCCAAAGGGCAGTAAATAGGGCAATGGCTAACCGCATGATATGTGCCGAGCCTAACCCGAATTATAGAATAAATTAAATATGAAACTTTTATACTTATCAGTACATAGCATACTAGAATACGACGAACTTAGAATGTTCGAAGACCTAGGAATAGACTATTTTAGTCTTGGGTCATACGTCACACCCGCGCACCCGGTCGACCAAATACGACCACCCCTTAGACACAACCCCGATCAATGGTTACTTGAACACGTCCCGCCCCGGGAAAAAATACCGCAAGATTTTATAGATAAATTCGATGTAATTGTAGTCATGCACGGCAACGTACCGAATCATAATTGGATTATCGACAATTGGGAAGCAATGAAAGGTAAGCGGGTCATATGGCGAACGATAGGACAGTCAACCCCGAGTATCGAAAAGAAAATGCGCCCATATGTTGAACAGGGGCTAGAAGTAGTACGCTACTCGCCAAAAGAGCGTAATATCGAGAATTACGCGGGTGAAAATTCAATAATTCGATTCAGCAAAAGCGAAATAGAATATAATCATTGGGTCGGTGGTGGTACCGAGGTAATAACCTTCGCGCAAAACATGAAAGAGCGAAACAACTTTGTAAACTACAATACTTTCTTAAAACTTATTGACGGCTTTAATGGCCGACTTTATGGGGTCAAAAACGAGGCAAGCGGGGCGCTCAATGGTGGCTATATGTCATACGATGACATGAAACAAAAGATACGCGATGCAAGAGTATACATATACACCGGGACGCAACCGGCAAGCTATACCCTATCGTTTATGGAAGCTTTAATGACTGGAATACCAATAGTTGCCATAGGCTCGAAGCTTTGGAATAGTGAGAATGTAGCCGGCGACGTATACGAAGTGCCGGACATAATCGAACATGGCGTAAACGGATATTGTAGCGATGATATCGTAGAACTTCGAAATTGCATACAAGGATTAGTAAAAGACAAGCGACTAGCCGAACGTATCGGACAAGCCGGACGAGAAACCGCAATAAAGCTGTTCGGGTACGAGAACATAAAGCAGGATTGGAAAAGATATTTACAAATTTAATTTTTTACATGGATATTACCAAAAGACTTTTGGAAACGGATAGTAAATTATCAAGACACAATGAGGGCGCATGGGATAAACCATATAATCCAGACTTGCCGGGCTTTTCTTCATTCAACGACGCCGGCGTAGAAGTTGAAACCGGGGAATTTTTATATGCAATATTACGACTACTTAAACCCGACAACGTACTAGAAACCGGTACTCATTGGGGCGTAGGTGCTTCATATATGGGTATGGCGCTTAAAGACAATAAGAAAGGAAAGCTAGATACCCTAGAGTTTTTGCCCGAAATTAGAGAACAGGCAATCGAGAGAATGAAAACGCTAGGACTAGAAGACGTCGTAACGTGTCATTTAGGCGACGCCGCAAAATTTAAGCCTACGCATAACTATAATTTTATGCTTATGGATACGGAGCCACAAACCCGGTACGCCGAGGTGATTCGATATTACGATTACTTGGACGCGGGCGGCTTCGTATTTATTCACGACCTACATAGGCATATGCACCAAATAGACAATAGCGAACACGGCTACGCTTGGCCTTTCGGACGTATCCCGGAACAAATAAAAGCATGGGTAAAAGAAGGGGCATTGCGACCCTTTCATTTCAGCACACCCCGGGGCTTGACTGGATTTTATAAAGTATCAAAAGACGACTATATATGGTAACTAACGACAATTGGCTTGTATTATGAAAGTAACGAATTGGGCTATAGACATAGACGGAGTAATAACAGCAAACCCGGCCGCTTTGTCGTGGCTAACATATCATTTACTCAAAAATGAAAATAGAAATAATATTTTTATCCTATCATGGCGCAATGGTGCAGACGAACTAACAAAAATACGAACGATCGAAGAATTAAAGCGGTTTAATATTTACTACAACCAACTAATACTAGCGCCGAAGCGGCTTACAATCCGGGGCGCGGCATATTGGAAAATTGCCAATATAAAAAAGCTTCATATTGATATATGGGTAGACGACGAACTAAAAATATACAAGCGCGACTATGGTATAGACCTAGATTTATTGCTACCGGAAGTTATTAAGATTTGGATATGAAAACAGTAATTACCCATTTCGACGGTGACCCTTTTATACTTAGTTTTTGGCTACGTTTATACGATAAATATTGGCGAGGCGAAACGGATACGATAGATTTGTCCATATGCTACAACCCGGACAAACTACCCCAAGAAGTAATAAACTACAACATTGAACAGCTTAAAAAATACAAAGAAATTGCGCTATTTATTCAACTATGGTCAAGAAAGGCACAATGCTTAAAGACAAAGCCGGAGAATATACGCTAGATGATGATTTGTCCCTTGATTGTTTTGGATGGATAAGTTTACAAATGCTACTCCAAAATCCTAGAATATTCGAAACGCCAAATAATGTACTTACCCCGGACAATATATTCGACGGTAAGGCATACGACGAGTACGGATGGGTACATATACGACAAATGAGTAGTAGCACGCTTGGAATAAACGGAAACGAATACACCATATGGCAAAAGGGAAGCGACGGTATACTTAATCATATTTTTAGGCTTTTCAATGAAGAATACGCAGACGGTGGGGCAGAATTTATACACCTAAAAGCCGTCGCATTTAAGATGCTATTTGTAGAGATGTTGGCCGATAAAGAGCATTTAGGGGTATTTGTATCAGAATACAAAACAGTATTAGAAAGCGTTATAGAATATTTAGGATTGAACCGCATACGCCTTGCGGAGATTAAGGCGTACTATCGAGGACTAATGCAATTATGAGAGCCGCAATACTACCCTATCCGGGTGACCCATTTTTACTCAATTTTTGGCTTGGCTTCTTTGATCGAATATGGGGCAAGGACGTAGACAGGCTTTATATTTACCTAAATAGCCCGGTAGAAAAAGAGGTAGTAGAGTATATCCGGAATTTATGTTTGCGACGTCCTAAAATCAATTTTACATATTTACCCAATCAGATTGAACACGGCGAGGTAATAAACCGTACACTTGAAATAGTGCAAGAAGATACCGTTATGTTAGTTGAGGATGATTGCTTTATATTCAAGCCCGGACATATTGACAAGATTTTTACTTTGATAGAAGATGGGGACTATGACATAGTAGGAAGCAAGCGCGGCAGTTGTTCGCTTGAAATACTAGAAAGGGCGGCCGACATATGGAACCTAGACTATTCGGGGTATGGCGATCAAGGGTGTAATTTTTGGCCGAACCTATTTTGTGCTAAAAAATCTACATTCCTAAAAACAAGCCGTAATTTTGGTGCCAAGGCATGGAGCGCCGGCGAAATTATCCCAGAACTTCGAAACTTCAAAACCCCTACTAATTTATATAGCGATACTTTTGTCCAAGCAAGCCTAGAGCTTCGAACAATGATAGATCAATCACGAATTGGATTTGTGCCACAATATCACGCTTCCCCGAATGACATAACGCACGAAGAAAATAAAACCGGAATATTTGATGGGTGCGCACCTTGGGTGCATGTCGGTAGCCTATCATCGGGTATCAATGGATTACTCAAAGACGATAAAAATAGGGTGCTTGCTCGAAAAACAATCGACAAGCCGGAAGATCAGATAACGATGAACAATCTACCAACAACAGATCAAGAGAAGCAGGAATACGAACGACGCTTGGCGTGGTATTTGCTTTTTGTTGAACATGCAGAGGAAGGCAGGATAGAGGATTTTAGGAATAATTACATACTGGCGATTCAACAATGTATACGGATTATGGGGCTAAATACTAAGCGGATACACAAGCAAAAGCGTATCTATGGTACGCTTATTTTATGACCGATCGTAAAAAAAAGATCCTTGTAGTCTTTATCCTAATATTAGCCATACTTTACGAATCGGTTTATAGAGTCTTAGTGTTGTCTATACTTGCGCTTATACTTTATCATTTAACTAATAAAAAATGAAGTCTACCGACGTAATAGTCACATGGCCGGATAGTTGCGATTATCCCCTATGGCGTAAATTTATACGAACAAATAGGGAACTTTTCAACGAAGTAATAGTAGTATTCACGAAGACTAACCAAGGAACAGACTACCGAGATTTTATACGATCGGCGATGTGTCCCGATCATGTCCATTTTATTGATAACTACATATTGCCACCCGGTCGCGACTGGCGAGATTATGCAGTTAATCGGGCATTGATGTATTCGTATAATTCCGAGTGGATATGGTTTACCGAGCAAGATTTTAGCATACCAAACGTAGGTAAGTTTTTCAGATTTATAAACGATACTTACTACATACTTGGCGTGAAAGTCATAGGGGTAAAACAGGGCGATCGATTGCACCCCTGTTGTCTATTTATTGAACGAAAGCAATTAGAGAAAACCCGAAAGAATTTTGGCATTGACCCCGGGCGCCTCGATCACTTCGGATTGATTCAAGAGGATTTAGAGGCCTTGCGAAGCCCCATATATACGCTAGAAAATGACTTTATGCACTATAATGGATTGAGTCATAATTATAGGCTTATAGAGCAAGGGGAAGCCCCAAACTATGAGCCTGAAAAGTTTATAGATTACCTAAAACAGTGCGTACAAGTGGATATAGAAAAAGACCCTAGGTTTATGGATGTAATTACTAGAACGATTGCTAAATTTGACGTCGTAAAATGACCTATAACACTCCCCTACCCTACCGAAAAACAGGGCGGGGGAGTGGTTTTCAAGCTCAAAAAATAAAAAGAGGGGTATCCATGTCAAAGAGGGGAGAGGAGTGATTGAGTATAGACAATAACTATCCAATTGGTTATAATTGGAGTATGAAATTAGAAAAAATAAAATGTGCTTGTGATTGTAAAAAAGAACTTAATAAATATGACAATCGTGGGAGAGAAAGAAGATATATACATGGACATAATAAGAGTGCTTTAGGAAAAAAACATACTGAAGAAACAATAGAAAAAATCAAAAAGGCGAGAGCAAAGCAAATTTTTACTGAAGAAACAAGAGCAAAAATGTCAAAGGCTCAAAGGGGATCAAAAAATTATTTTTGGAAAGGTGGAAGATATCAATCAATTAAGGGGTATATTCTCATATGGAAACCAGATCACCCAAAGACAAATAACAAGGGATATATTTATGAGCATCGCCTTATTATGGAAAAACATATCGGTCGCTATTTAACAAAAGACGAAGTAGTACATCATAAGAACGGAATTAAAAATGATAATAGAATTGAGAACTTAAAATTGTTTTCAAGCAACTCTGAACATATTGGCGAAGAATTTAGAATAAAAAGAAATGCAAAAACCTAAGGTATTGGTAGACTTCCATCATTCAAGTCTTCTACAATCATTTATTTTTTTATTTGAAAGAAGACTAGGTGGCGATGTTTTCAGGCCAATTGGTACTGAATGGGCGGAGTTTGGCTATTGGAAGGTCTACGAACATCCCGCAACGATTCAACAGTTTTTAGGTATAAATGGAGCAACCCCGGACGGAACCCGACCACTTAATGACGTAGTATCTGAAAGTAACGGTATTTACCATTGCCACGACATAGACAGTAATGAAACAAATAAAGCCATAATCTATAAAGCTTTTATGGAGATGGACATAGATATAGTCATTGCTTCTTTACCTGTACATATCGAACCATTTAAGAAGCTTTGCGAGTTGCACCCTAGCAAACCTAAGCTAATATATCAGATCGGTAATGCTTGGACAACAGACGCAGGGATAGCCCCTAACATAATGGCAAGCGCAAACATTCAAGGGGTACCGGCCGATATAAATTTCATAACTTACCACCAAGAATTTGATACAAATATATTTTGCCCCACAGTCGGGGAACCGGAAAACAATATTTACTCTTTTGTCAATTGCTTCAATATATCCGAGCATTTCGTAAAAGACTGGCAATATTTCAAAAAAATAGAAAAGCTAATGCCCGATTATGTATTTAGATCGTATGGCGGTCAATGCCGGGATGGTGCGGCGCACGGAAATAAACAGGTAGCAAAAAAGATGCAAGAAGCGAAATTTATATGGCACGTTAAAAACGCCGGCGATGGGTACGGTCATGTACTTTTCAATACGGCCGCAGTTGGCAAACCTTGCATAGTCAAAAAATCATACTACGCCGGGAAGCTCGGAGATAAACTACTCGTTGATGGGGTGACTTGCATTGATATTGATAACCTAACAATAGAAGGCGTCATGGATAAAATTAGGTACTATAGCGAAGATAATCGCTATACTTCTATGTGTCAAAAAGTGTATAATAATTTTATGGGGCAAGTAGATTTTGCCAAGGAAGCCGAGCAGTTGAAAGTTTTTTTATCCAACCTAAAATAATATGTCAAGCCGCAGAAATTACGTTACAACTACCGAAGTAGACGAAATGGCCGGGATTACTTCTACCGATCTACAAATATCCGAAGCTGAGGAAATTATCGACGCATACGTCGGATACCAAAAAAAATCCTACGAACACAGCTTAGAGGGTAGGGCTTCGGCCGGTGGTGCTTCCACCATAACACTTCAAGCCAAGGAAGTAAACGTACACGAAATAGACTATTTCAAGTGGTGCGAAGTTGAGATATTGGGCGGGACAGGTGTAGGACAACGCAGAATAATAACCGGAAGTACAAAAGCCGGAGTATTGACCGTAGCTACCGCATGGGGTACCGCGCCGGATAGTACAAGTTTTTATAGAATCTATCAACTTGGTAAATTTCCAAGACAACAAGACGTAACATTTTTTAGCGAAGTTACACCAAGTGCATATTATAAGCAAATACCGGAGAAAGTAAAAAGAGCAACAGCGGCACAGGTAGAATACATGGTAAGCCTTGGCGATGATTTTTTCGCTTCGGACAGGGCAGACAAACAAAGCGAAAGTATAGGGGACTACTTATATAGTAACGCCGAAGGTGCCGCAAACATAAACAAGCTTATTGCTCCAAAAGCTCGGATATTATTAAGCGGCATTATCAATCGAACCGCTACTATTATTGGGTAACTATGACACTACTTGGATTACTAAACCAGTCAATAACAATCTACGCAAAAAGCGGCTATGATGCTTACGGCCGAGCTTCAATGGGTGCTAGTGTTGCAGTAAGTGCAAGAGTGCAAGAAAAGACAATACGACGACTTCTACCCAATGGCAATATTGTAACGATACTTATTATTGTGTATGTCCCGGCCGGTACAGCAGTAAACACCGACGACAAAGTAACATTTTCGGGGCGTGATTATAAAGTCTATGGCAAGTATTCAGCAGTAGACGGCGCAGGGGATACGAACCATATAAAATTAGAATTGATAAAATGGGTATAAAGTGGGATACCTCGAGTTTTGATCGAGGCGTCGCAGATTTGAACGTAAAAATAGTCAGTCAGGCGCAAAAAGCAGTAAACCGGGTAGCCGATGAAGTTTTGAGATTGTCAAGCTTTGAGGTACCGCACGATACAGGACTACTTCAAAATAGCGGCCATGTCGAAGATATGGGCGACCATGCGATAGTAGGGTACAATAAGGTATATGCGGCACGGTTACACGAACACCCAGAATATCGATTTCAAAAGGGCAGAAAGGGAAAATACCTAGAAAGCCCGATAAAAAACAATATGCCGGTATTATTACAGTATTACCGGGACGTTATGAGTGGATTATTTTAACCTATGGCACTAATTGACGATATAGCACAATATTTACAAGATAATAGTATCGGGACACTTGGAACCGACATATTTAAGTCACAGTTGCCGGAAACCGGTAGTCTTCCTGTCATTGGCGTATTTGATACCGGCGGTACCGCCCCGGATATCGATATACCTACAAAATCCCCAACATTTCAAATATATTTACGAGCCGCAACCTATACCCAAGGGAAAAACAAGCTAGATGCTATCCGTGCATTGCTCCATAGAACCCTAGCCGAAACAATCGGTAGTACGTACTTTTTTTACATATATGCTATTTCAGAAGGTGGACACATCGGAACCAACGAAAACGGACAAGACGAGTTTAGTATAAAT